TTTATGAGTGGCGGTGACAAGATCAAAACAACAAGAGCAACATTAGAGAGTAGTTTTCACATACCTATTGATTTTGAAGCGTTTGACTACAATGTAAGTCGAGAATTTTGGATTGCCTTTTTCGTTTATTGTTCTGAAGAGTTATCTGGTGATGCTGCTAGTTGTGCATCCGAAGTTAGTGATATGCTAGGTGCATTGGAAGTGCGTGATGTTGAAGGAAAAGTGGTAGGTAAGTGGAATAAAGGTATGCCAAGTGGATTTTATTTGACATCTTTTTGTGATTCACTATTCAATCTTGCGGCACAACGGATAATACAACGGCGCTCGGCGGGCAAATATGAAGCGGGCAAGGCACAAGGTGACGATGGAGATATGATTTCGCATTCCGTTCCTATATTAAGTGAGCTTGCTGATCTTTTCTTATATGTGGGTATGAAGGTGAACAAACAGAAAAATTGGTGGCAATTTGGTGTAACTGAGTACTTAAAACAAGTTATTACATTGGAAGCGGTATATCAATATCCAGCACGTGCCTTCGCTAGTTTAGTCTGGGCATACCCTGATTTTAGAAATATTGGTCCACAAGAGAAGTTGCAAGCATTAGCGGTTCTATGGAAGGAATTTTTTGATCGGATGGGGTATGTAGACGAACAATTGATGGTTAAAGATATTCAAATTGGGGTGTTCAACAGGTTCAGATGGACTAAAAAACGTGTAACAACGTGGTTACATACACCGACACAATTTGGTGGCTTTGGTTTGTTGCCTTTGGATTTTACACATAAGTTTTCTTTCAAATTAAAAACTGAGGATATCAAGTATAAAAATAATCAATATAAACGTTATCCTGTGTTTAAACAAACATTTGAAAAAGCAATTGTTGGGACGATAACTATGTTTGATAGAATCAATACTCTCCAAATACGTGCACCGAGTATGTTTGACATATTCACTAAATCTGATATCAATTTTCATGAATACATCGAATACACTCGTTGGGCTGCTGGTTTGTCTTCTAGCATAACGTTGCCTTTTAGGAGGATTAAGACAAGTAGCGAAATACCATTTAGATTGGTGGGCTGGAGTGATATTTATGTTTTAGACAATTTCCCACTCAAGAATTTTCTTGGTATAACTCGCGATTTTATAACGACAATCCGATCTCTGCAAAGATCGGCTCTATATGGCGAAAACTTCCATGTCCAACTGTGGAAGTAAAGGCCCTTCAGTCAGACCGAAAGCTACACTTATGATACTAAAGTGTACTGTCTGTAAGTATAGTTTGGGTTAGGTGCCTGCTGATAGGCTAGTTTTCCTTTGTTT